CGATGATGGAAACTCACTTCCGAGATGTTGTGCTCCTTGCACACTTCCAAGATCGACTTGCCCCCGTCGGCCTCCCTCAAAATCCGAATCACTTATTTGTGCATAAACATTAGTATTGAGATTAAAGATATAACCGCCTGTAGTAGTGCCATCAACGATAATAAGCTGAACGCCATTATCAGCCATAGAAACATTACCAGCATAAGTAAGTAAGTTACCAAGGGCTGCGCTAGTGCCATCTGCAAAAATCTCATATAATACGTTATAAGCTACAGCAAATACTCTATCAGCTGTATTATATAAGCCACGAATTGGTTGATTAGGTAGTGTACAAAACACTCTTCTGCCAGGTGTGGGGCAAAGGATGAATGAGCTTTTGCTACTGCCGCTTTCTGATTTACTCGGATATAAGTTAATCGACCTTTGAGCGTCAAAATTTACACTAGGGTAAACATACGAAGGCCCTACAAATTCAAATTTCATTAGTACCCCGTTAGGATATGCGGCGATATAGGGAAAGTGCAATCATTAATATTGCCTACTAATTCGGCAGGTAATCCTAACGTTGGCACAAAAACATTAATACGTTTTAATTTGCTCTTGGCTTCAGTCGCCCAACCTATCAATTCTGGCGGCACAGGTCTATTAAATGCCATGCAAAGCCTTACAGCTAAGTTTGATTCAATATAATCTTCATATCCAGGAGGGAAGACAAGCACATCCGAAAGAGAGTTTACATTATCCAGCTGTTTCCAACTCCACAATACAAGCCTGTAGGTACTACCTGAAACTACAGGCCAGAAGGTTATAGTACTAAGGGGAGAACCTGAATTATAATATAATGAAAAGGCAATTGATGACTGCACTGTTTTCGCAATAATCGCACCATATTCATCATAAGTAAGGATTTTAACTGGCAAATCATTACCATTAGTATCACGCATAAATGCTTGCGTTATATAAACTGGTCTTGTTGTGTTAAAATCTCCACCTATACCTATGGTATAGTCCATCTGTCCAGATACTAAATTAAATACCTCTTGGACGTTATTATATATCATTAAAGATTCAGTAGAATCTCCGTCTAGCATTCGAGTTAATAGACGCAAAGCTTTCTGTCCATCTGTAGCATCAGGCGTTTCATTGGAGCCGATAATACCAGCATCCTGCATTGCATCTGTTATAATCTCGAGAACTGTGGTCATTATTTACCTTTTTTCTTGGTTATTTCAGGTTCTTTTGTGTCAGCCGGACTTTCAGGTTCTTTTGTGTCAGCCGGACTTTCTTTCCAACCATCCCCTGCCTCAAGTTCTTCTTCAGCTGAATAAAATATTTTAGCTTCTTCTTTAGCGTGGTATTTCCATTTAGGATACATATTAATTCCTCTTTTATGTGATTGTCCAAGTGCCAAGAGTAGATGTAGAAATCCATTCAGTAGCATTAATAGCAACCAGAGTCATAGTTGCGCCGATTGCTGTAGCTTCTGCGAAACCTGCAGCTGCACTAACACTTGTATTACTACGGATAGTATCGCCGGCATTAGCAACTATGCGCAAACCATCAGTATCCTGAACTATAAATGAGTACCTTAGCCCTGCTGCTGCTGTAGGTAAAGTAAGATAAGCCTTAGCTGTAGCACCTTCATTAGTATAAAGTGTGTTAGATTCTACAGCAGAAATAGGATAAGGCGAGCCTACACCATTAGTAACTGGAGTTATTGGATTCTGGAAATTTATAGTAGTAAACGCAGCAAGCGTAGGTGTAATGCCACCAATAAATACATTGTTTAATGTGACAACTGTCCCAGCTGGCGCATTAATTGCCATCACTGGAGATGTACCTGCAGTAACTGTAATGAAATCTGCATATGATAAACCATCAGTATCATAACCACTAAGTGTAAAAGTATTATTTACAGTAGTTCCAGTCCTAATTTTACCGCCATTTACCATTGTGATATTACTAGTAGAACCTGTTGTACTAATATTAGTAAAATATCCAGGTTTAGGGATAACATCACCGATAGTAGTATTATTTATATCTACGCCATCAGGCAGCTCTTTATCTAAGCCATAACCTGAAAGAGAAGTTGTCATTGAATTCATTCCATTAGCTGGCATGTCAAAACTCCTAAAAATAGAGGCGGATTTTAACCCGCCTCATTTATTAATTAACGCGTGTAGTCTCAAAATCAGAACCAACGTAAATACTAGTAGTATCTGCGTGGCTTGCATTCTGAGCAGCCTGAACAGTCAATGTTCCGGCATTAGCAACTACAATACTTCCAGTAATAATAATATCAGTGAAAACAGTAGTAGTGCCAGCGTAAGCAGTGCCTAGAGCTGAACCCTTAGCCGCCGCATTAGTTGTAACAGTGTTAAAGTTCTGAATAAAGAATGTAACAGAAGTAGCGGTACAAGTACCACCTAAACCAATTTTAACACCACCATTAGTAGTAGCAACACCAGTTAAATGTGCACGGAACTTATAAGTGATTCCAGCCGCTACATCTATTGATAAACCAGGTACATTAGTCAAAGTAGTTGTAGAAACTAAATTTAATTGTGTAGCTGAGACTTTTGCACTTGTAGTAATAGTATAAGGGGTAGTTGAACCATCTGGCAAAGACTGTGAAAAGCCTGCGCCTGATATAGGTGTAGTTTGTGTATTATAATTAGCAGACATGTAAATTCTCCTTAAATGAAAAGTTGGGTGACCCGAAAGTCACCCAAGAAATTAACCGCAGATACGAACTCCTAGTTCCGGACGAAGAGTCGCCCAACCACCTAGCAAATCTAACCTTGAGATTGCACGGTCATTAATCATATCTGTGCCTCTCATTAAACGGATAGACATATTCAGCTGCTTAGAAGTAGCACGGCTAACTTCTACACCTGGCATATCTGGAAGGTCAACCGCAGCAAAAGTAAATGCTTCTTTGCAGAATGCAAGATTCTGTGGAGTCTGTGTGCCTGATGCACCAAGTACAGTAATTGCGGCATTGTCAGCAGGAAGTGCTGTTACAGTCTGATTATATACATTAACACCAGCAACTGGCGCAATCATGGCAGGCAAGAAAGAAATTGTAGAGTTGCCTGAACCATCAGTAGTAGTAGCAGCAGTTACAACAAAGTTCCTCAATAAGCCAGTAGTTGCACGACTCTGTGGATTGATTGCATAAACCCCAGCTACAGTAAATACATCGCCAATATTAAGCGTAGTAGTTGTAGCAGTCCATCCATCAGTAACAAGAGTTGTTGCACCCTGTAATGTAGTACCATTAACCAGTGGAGTACCGCCATAAGTACCAACGGTATGAACTGCAACGTTCTGGTCCATATACCAATCGAAACCAGAGGCTGTAGCCATTGTTCCTTTGATATAATTATCAGAAATAGTTTTCTGTGGGTTGAATAGTGTTAACTGTGCGAGGTTGATTGTTCCTTCAGCGCGTGGATTTAGAACAATTGAGCGGCCATTCATTGGCGCAGCTTCGTTATTCAGAAGTACACGAGCGTCCATATATGGAGACAAGGAAGCAGGTGTTACACCTGGAGTTCCAACAGCATTATAAATATTTTTATACTGTAGCAAACCATCTTGGTCAATCATGTTAGCAATATTAACAACTGCAGGCTGGATAATCCTGTCTGCAAATTCATCCATAGACAGAGCAAGTTCAGCAGATGTAAAGGACATATCTGTACCATACTGTGTAGTAATAGTAAGAGGTACAGAAGTTTCTACAGAGCCTTCTACATTAAGGGTAGGAGTTCTACGACCTACATAGCGAACTGGTTTGCGGATGTTAATTGTATCACCAATTTTTGCACCAGATACAGCGAATTGTGAATCATACTGGCGGTCAACTAAGCGAGTGAAGGTCAATTGGTTCTCTAGAATAGCTAGAGTCTTTTTGGTAATCATACCAATGGTTAAAAGTACGTTAGACATTTTAAAGCCTCATTATGTGAAATTGCAAATGCAAATCACCTAATGCGCCTATCTCCGTTTAATCAAACTCGGATGATACTTTGCAATAAATGCGTCCGTATCTAAATCGTTATCATCTACGCTAGTAGTTGACGAGCCTCTAATCGGTTTAATAG